GTGGCCGCGCGGGGCGGCGCGGTTGGTGGGGGGGCCGGTGTTTTCTTTAGGTTTGAGACAAAACTCAAGAATTAAGATGATCATGTCTGGAAATAGAATCACGTTAGAAGAGTCGTTACTAGCTTGTGCCGTGGATAGATTAAGCATACTAGCATGGCAGAAGACGAAAGACGGTTCAAAAGGTACTAATGTGCCTCAATCGATTCTAGGAAAATTACTAGGTATAGATGAGCGCAAATCAGAGTCAGATACTCAGACATTTAGTTCTGGCGAGGAGTTCTTAAGAGAAAGAAATAGATTATTAGGGAAGGAGGAAACTTAATGGCAACAGAATTAGGTACTGCTTATGTTCAGATAATCCCATCGGCTGACGGAATCAAAGGAATGATTGAAAAGGCTATGGGAACAGAAGTAGTCGGTGCCGGAGATAAAGCTGGACAAGGTTTCATGAAAAGCTTTGCTGGTACAGTCACTAAAATGATTGCTGCAATCGGGATTGGGAAAGTTATTAAGGACACCTTATCTTCTTCATTAAACGAGGGTGCAGCACTTCAACAGTCTCTTGGTGGGATTGAGACGCTATTCAAAGGCAGTGCCGATATCGTTAAAGGATACGCTAAAGAAGCGTATAGAACATCCGGTTTGTCTGCTAACGCGTATATGGAATCTGTAACAGGATTTAGTGCAAGTCTACTACAATCTCTTGGTGGAGATACTGGTAAGGCTGCAGAAATAGCAAACATGGCAATGATTGATATGTCAGATAATGCTAACAAGATGGGTACATCGATGGAAAGCATCCAATTCGCATATCAAGGATTTGCTAAGCAGAACTACACCATGTTGGACAATTTAAAGCTCGGTAGAAAAGCCATAGCCGAGGGTAAACCTAGTGAAAACGATGAAACTCTAAGCATAGCAGCTTAGACAATATCGTGCTAAGCAAGATTAATCTTGAAAGTGTAACGACTATCGAAACATAAAAAGATTTATTTTTAAATGGAGTAGAGTAGGCTCAAGCGAGCCGAAGCGCTAGGATGCATTAAATGCATAAGAGATAGTCTAATCTCTATGGTGACATAGAGCAGTCTTTAAAAGACGGTTACAATCTAGCGAATTGTAGCGAATATGTATCTGTATGGTGGTACTAAGGAAGAAATGCAACGGCTCCTTTCTGACGCTCAGAAGCTCACAGGAGTTAAATACGATATAAACAATTTATCTGATGTCTATCAAGCTATACACGCAATCCAGGGCAAGTTAGATATCACAGGAACGACAGCCAAGGAAGCCTCAACTACTTTTTCTGGATCATTCGCATCCATGAAGGCTGCAGCACAAAACGTGCTTGGGAATATGGCGCTTGGAGAGGACTTAACACCGTCACTTGAAGCGTTAAAAGAAACCGTTAAAACGTTTGTGTTTGGTAACTTTATACCAATGCTTAAAAATGCGGTTAAAGCTATTCCGGAAGTTCTAGGATTCGCCATCAAAGAAGGATTAACAGCTATCTTCGGTGAATCTACCACACAAACGATTATCAATAATCTATCTACAGCATTCCAAAATATTAAGAGTGCAGTAGGCGGTATTGGTGACTTGTTTGGAGGTTTTATTGACAAATTAAAAGGCATTCTTGGAATAAGTGGAGATGTAGGAGAACTTGGAACAGCATTCGAAGGAATTACTGGGGCTATTAGCACAGTAACTGACTGGATTAAGCAGTTTGTAGACTGGATTAACCAAACTCCTGCAGCAGTCGATTCTGTAACGGCAGTACTAGCTGGTGTCGTAGGAGGATTCACCGCACTATTGATAGTAAATACTGTTCGAAGTGCAATTGAAAAATTTACGACAGCGTTAAAAGTAGCACGAGCCGCATGGTGGTTATTTAATGCGGTTGTGGCAGCTAATCCATTTACAGCCTTAATTGTAGGGGTTACTGCTGTAGTAGCTGCATTAACCTGGTTCTTTACTCAGACAGAGACAGGTAAAGCGATTTGGCAAGGTTTTACAGAATTCCTATCTAGTGCATGGACTTCTATTTCAAGTTTCTTAATTGATACTTGGAATAATATCGCTCAAACAGCGACAGCCATTTGGGAAGGTATTGTAAGTGTCGCAACGGCTATTTGGAGTGCTATCACTGGCGCAATTATGGCGGTTGTTCAACCATTTATCGACGCATTCATGGGTCTATGGAACGGAATGAGTTCAGGAATCTCTCAAATATTTGATGGATATGTTACATACTTAACTGGAGTATGGGAAGTTATCAAATCAGTATTCCTGGGAGCAATCTTAATTATCATTGATTTAGTGACGCTTAATTTCGGACAATTAGGAACGGATTTAGGGTCCATTTGGGAGGGAATTTCAAATGGAATATCAATGATGTGGGAAGGTATTACAGAGATATTCTCTGGAGCAGTAAGCGCAATTGTTGGGGGTGTTCAAGCTGCTTTCGACGGAATGGCTTCATTCTTAAGCGGCCTATGGGATGCAATTTCTGGAGCTGCTATTGCAGGATGGAACGGACTAGTTTCAGGGGTACAAGGAATTATAGACGGATTAGTATCCGGAGCGCAAGACGCTTGGGACGCTATGTCTAAAGCTGTTTCTAGTTTAGTTTCTGGAATTACTGGAATATTCGACGGATTATGGAAAATTGACTTAGCAGGTGCTGGACAAGCTATCATGAACGGATTCCTTGGTGGATTGAAAGCTGCATGGAGCGCAGTTACCGATTTCATTGGTGGCGTTGCTAACTGGATTCGAGACCATAAAGGTCCAATCGAATATGACCGTAAACTCTTGATTCCTGCTGGTAATGCTATCATGGAAGGTTTAAATCAAGGATTACAAGACCAATTTAAGGATGTAAAACAAACGGTTGGAGGAATGGGTGATGAAATTTCAGATGTATTTTCAGAAGGCAACCTCGATTTGAATTCCTCTGTATCCCTTACTAAAACACTTGAGGCACAATTGGCTATGCCGTCAACCCAATTTGAGGCCCGTGAAAGTAAAATCGTGTCTGAGATAGCGAATCTGAGAGCGAGTATGGAGAGAATCCTTACTGCTATCCTTGAAAAATCGTCAGATGTTTATCTGGACAATGACATTATCTCGCTTAAAACCTATGAACAACATGGTGCAATTTATGCAAGGGAGGGAATCTAATGAATTATATAATCATCAATGGTTTTAACACATCAACCCTTCCTAATTGTGTTGTTACTGATTTTGGGAAGGTGGAGGCTGCTACGCCAAAAGGAGAGAAGGCAACTCTTTATGGAGTTAATGGTAGTTACCGTGTGTTAGACGGTTCTTTCGACAGTTACGAAAGGCCCTTCACTCTCTACGTTAAAAAAATGGTTGAGATTGCAAGTATTCTTGATAAGTTTCAATCGAATGATAATGTTTTGGAATTTAGCTATCAGCTTGGCTCATTGTTTTATGCTAACTTTGTGACTGCCAGTTATGAACCTTTTGGAAATGATGCTTGGAAGTTAGATATCAAGTTAGACATGCAACCGTTCAGATATTCGAAGAATATCGCACCAGTCGTATTAACGAGCGCTGGAACGATTGACAATATTGGTACGGTTTATTCAGAGCCTATCATTGAGATTGAGGGTGATGGAGATGTATCACTTACGATTGGCAATAAGACCATGTATCTAACCGTAAATACCAAAGCGACAATCGATTGCAGGCAAGGGAAACAAAATATATACAACGCTACTGGAGAAGTTCAAAACACTCTTAGAAAGCGTGGAGGATTTTTTGAAATACCTGTTGGTAGTAATGGTGTGACATTTACTGGTAATGTACGCAAGGTGACTATTCGTCCTAATTGGAGGTATCGAGTATGATTTACTTAACAGAAGGGAATATTCCTCTTAATGCCGCGTACGATGATAACATCACACAAGAAGCAAATAGCACCTATCAATTAATATTCAAATTCCCTACTAACAACATTTTATGGCAACGGTTGAGAGAAGAAACTTTCTTGACTGCTGATGATCTACACGGCGAGCAGGATTTTGTCATTTTCGAGGTTGAGAAGAAGCATGGCTATATTCATGTCTATGCTAACCAAGTATTCACTCTCTTGAATAACTATGTGGTCAACTCTATCTCTTTGGATAGAGTGACTGGTTCGACTGCTTTAAGTCAATTTGCTGGGAGCATTACTCGGAACAATCCATTCTCATTTTTCTCTGATATTGAAGATAGACATACCTTCAATGTTGAATCTAAGAATGCCATGGAGGCATTTGCGAAAAATAAGCATTCTATTATTGGTCAATGGGGCGGTGATTTAGTCAGACATGGGTATCAAGTACGATTACTAAAAAATGGCGGTTCGGAAAACGAATCGCTTTTTATGTACAAAAAGAACCTGTCTAGCTATCAGCACAAAACCTCTACCAAGTCTTTAAAGACTCGAATTACTTTCACCACGACAGTCAAAGGTGAGGGAGAAAAGGCGCCTGACCGCAAGTTTTCTGTAGTTGTGGATAGTCCGCTCGTTAACAAGTACAGTCAAATCTACGAAGATGTGATTGAGGTTAATGATCAGGATGTGAAGGATGAAGCAAGCCTTCGTAAGTATGGTGAGCAGTATTATCGAACATCGCTCTGTGACATGATGGAAGATAGCCTTGAGCTTGAAGTTGTCGGCCAGAGTGACGTGCCTGTCCAGATATATGACATTGTGAGTCTATTTCACGATGTCTACAATCTTGATGTGCGCAAGAAGATTACTAAGTACACTTACTCACCAATGGGCAAGAAATTGAAGACAATTGGTTTTGGCCAGTTTAAGTCAGGTCTTGCGAATGCGATTGGTAGTGTAGTTAGTGATGCCGTCAAGGGTGAAACTCAGCAATTTCAAAGTAAGTTTGAACGACAGTTGGCAAGAGAAATTAAGAATGCTGACCTTGCTTTTGACCGAAAAAATGAAGAATTGAGAAATCAATTTACGGATGAAGTGAATGCTATTAAAGCCAAAGCTGAAGAGTTTAGCGCTATAATCCATGAGGAAATAGACAAAGAGCGTCCTGAATTCGTGAAGCGTATCCGTGAAGAGTTGATGAGCGGTGCGGACTCAATCGCTGAATTAAGTAAGAAATTAGAACAGGTCAGCGAGACCGCAAGAATAAACGCAGGACTGATTGGTGGCGACGGGACAGCTATTTACAACAGAAACCGACTCAACGGTAGCACGGCTAAAAAACTTACCTATGGTACTGATTATGTAGAAGTCGGACACAATGGAGAAGGCTTTGAGCTAGGTAAGCAGTACGTGATAAGCTGGTCGGCAACATGTACGGTTTACGGAAAGACAGACGTAACTGTAATCATAAACAAAACACCGTTTTATGGTGGACACGTTCATTTTGTTCCTGATAATCCATACTTGCCAGTGATTGACAAAGACTTAACTCAAAAAGTGGAACAAGTCTTATCGGTTTACAACGGAACTTATCAACTGACTTTCTCGGGCGACTGGTATCAGAACGCAGTTCAGTTTGCGACGGTTGATAATCGGACAAATCGAATTGAGTTTGAACCAGTCTATAAGACGATTGCGGACGGGCAAAATTCAATATATGACGGAAGTTGGAACGAAAATCCAACATTAATATTTGATGGAGGTAGAACATGACGGAAACAATTCCAATTAGAGTGCAGCACAAACGAATGACAGCGAGCGATTGGGCAAACAGTCCACTTGTTCTGCTTGATGGTGAGTTAGGTGTTGAGAGCGACACAGGCAAGGTAAAGGTCGGAAACGGTCGTGACAGATTTTCAGCATTACAATACCTGACAGGACCAAAAGGCGACAAGGGAGAGCGTGGCGAAACGGGACCAAAAGGTGCGGACGGTGTTATGCGATTTGAGGAACTTACAAGTGAACAAAGAGAAACATTAAAAGGCGCTCAAGGACCAGCAGGACCAACAGGACCTAGAGGAGCAGACGGCGCGCCCGGACAAAAAGGTGACACTGGTCCTCGTGGAGAACAAGGACCCCCAGGACCAGCGGGACCTAGAGGTGCAGATGGTGCAAGAGGTGCTCAAGGACCAGCAGGACCAACAGGACCTAGAGGAGCAGACGGTGCGCCTGGTCAAAATATTATCAATCAAAATGGTGGGCAACCATTGAAGTATTGGTTCGGTTCCAAATCTCAGTATGATGCACTTTCTACTAAAGATAGCACTACTATCTATGACGTCTATGAGTAGGTGGTAGTATGGCTAGAGAAGGAATTTATGTAGGTAACAAGGAAGTTACTCAGCGTTACATCGGTTCAAGGCTTGTTTGGATGAAAATAAGATTGTTATTTAGCGGTGACGTATCAATAAATTACGATAGTCGCAGCAAACAAATAACACTGAATAAGGATTTTTCGCAAAATAAGATAAAAACAGTTGAGATAAACGGGAAAGAAATTTCGTTTTCTCTCATTGAAAATAAGCAAGGGAAAACTTATGTAACTTTCACCGAGTCCCTAGAAGAATTTGAACGAAAAACTGGATTTAATCGATATAGAAGTTTCTATGGTTCAATCCCTATTAAAGTTTATGGAGGTTAAAAATGGACATCACTATTCAAAACGTCCGTGCGCCTGCTCTTGAGCATAACGGGCGGTATTATAAGGTATTTCAACCAAAAACACGCGATGAATTGCTAAAACTACATCACATGGGTTGTACTGGAGATACCGTGTTAACTGATATTCAGTTAGAGCAAGGAGATTTCCCTACTAGCTTTGTTGAACCTACAGTTACGCAGCGTGCTTTGTCTGGACTCTTCAAAGACTTACGTTCTATCGAATTGGAAATGAGAGACCAAAACAGCACTCTTTGGAGTAAAATCCAGAAAAGCAATCAAGGGGCGTTGACTCAGTTCTTCGATACGAATGTTAAGAGTGCTATTGCTCAAACTGCTAAAGAAATAAGGCAGGAAGTTCGAGACGCTTCTAACAGTGCGAGAGTTCAAGTGACATCGGAAGGTGTAACTATTGGTTCTACTACTTTAACCGGCGAACAACTAGCCTCTACCATTTCAGCAAGCCCTAGAGGCGTTGACATCATCGCACCGAAGTTAAAAATTAAGTCTGATATGCTTGTAGACGGGTCGATAACTGCGAGCAAGATAGCTACAGGGTCGGTTACCACAAACGCATTAGACGCTGGTTCGGTGACGGCAGATAAAGTAAAATTCGATACTGCTTTTATTCAGAGGTTAGTATCGCAACAAGCGTTTATCGATGAATTATTCGCAAAGCAAGCAACGATTACAAAAATCAAAAACGTTGATTTTACTGGAGACCATATTAAAGGTGGGCGCATTACATCTCTTAACGGAAATACTACGTTCGACTTGCAAACAGGCTGGATTGATATGAATGCTCACGGCGTTGGGATTAGAAACCAATTCCCAAACCGTCCATTACAGTATCTTGCATTCGGGGCTGGTAACATTAACGGCGTCGACGCGTCTTACACTGCTCTATTGAGTAATCGAAACGGATTACAACAGATTGACAGTACGTCAGCAGGACTTCAAATTTGGAATGGGCGAACAGGAGACAAAGTTCAAAGTGCTATCAACATGTATGGTCAAAGGATAACATTCAATCAGAGCGCGCAAGGTGGTTTGAAAGAAATTTCCATCGACACTAATACACACACTATTTCAGGCGTTAACGAAATTCTCATTCAAGGAGTCCGATTATCGTATATTTTGAATGATATTTATGACAATTTCAGAAATCTTGGGGCAGTAGATGGAAATTATAGCCGTGGCTATTATTCTAAATGGAAATAAGAGAGGCGAAGCATGAACACACAAGACAAAATTATCAACGATTTAGCGATTCAGTTGGCAAATAAAACGATTGAATGCGCAAACTACAAAGCTTTATATGAAGAAGCTTTAGAAAAAATTCAACAATTACAATCAAATGAAGAAAAGGAAGAATGATACATGACTTTTAAAGTAATCAACAAATATTTACAAGAAAATAACCGCACTTTTGTTGCAATTCGTCAAGAAAATCCATATACGGCTTTTGACCGTGTACTAATTGGTGACCGTGTAAACGAATCAGACGAGGAATTAATTAAGGCAGTCATCGGACAAGTGACTACTGAGTTCAATCCAGCTGATGGAGTGAAGAAACTTCAAGAAGATTTACGTACGCAAGCTGAAAGTTACGAAGAAAAACTTGCTGAGAAAGATGCAAAAATTGCAGAGGTTAAAGCTGTTGCTGATTGGGCAGTATTGGCTCGAGTAACGGACGTGGATAATCCGTTAGACCCTACAGTATTCAAGCGTGGGCTTGAATTGGTAGACCCTGCTAAGACTGGTAAGACTTACCAACCACAAGAAATTTTCACGCTTGAGAATCCAAACCACGTTGAAAAATATCAAGAAGGTAAACGTGTTATGGTTCAAGTAAATGAAGCGTTCACTTATCAAGGAGAAACACTTGAGCAACTTGCAAGCCTTGAGCAAAATGGTAAGCTAGGCATCTGGAAGTGGGAAGCACCTAAAGAGCCAAAGTCAAGCGATAACGTTGAGGCCATGGCACTATAATGCCGAACGACATTGAACTAAGGATTTTAAATGATCATCTTCAATCTTTATTTAAAAGTCCTTACATTCAAATCCTGCTTTGGTTAGTATTCTTTGATGTCGTATCAGGATACATCAAAGCCTTGAAACTAAAGAAATTTGATAGCAAGACAAGCACTAATGGTTTGCTGCGACATTTCTTAGTAGTTGCTGTGGTGATGGTTATAGCGCTGTACGCACGCGCTCTTGGTCATCGTGAAATTGGAATCACAGCCTGTTTATTCTTTATTATTAGCTATATTGGATCACTTATGGAGAATTGGGAAGCACTTGGATTGCCGTTCCCAGAAGCCATGAGGCCATACATTAATCAAATGAGGAAGAATCAAGAAAACAAAATTAAAAAATTAATTGAGAAAGAGGTAGAGAAATATGATGATTAACTGGAAAGTACGAATTTTAAACAAAACATTTTGGATTACATTAGTACCAGCCTTAGCTCTATTGCTACAAACATTCTTAGCTGTATTCAATATTAAATTGGAGTTAGGAGAAACAATCGATAAATTATTAGTATTTATCAATGCTCTGTTTGCAGTATTTGTAATTGTGGGTGTCGTTAATGATCCAACAACTGCCGGAGTAAGTGATAGCACTCGTGCAATGACTTACGAACGTCCAAATAATCAATAAAATTATTAGGCAGCTACATCGTGGCTGCCTTTTTCATTGGAGGAAATATGAAAAAAATCAAAAGGGATGTCAGTCTTACTACTAAGGTTCGAAATAATATGAATCGCATCCAGGACGAATTCTATTCTCACGATACTAATAGTGCAGTAATTGAATTAACAATGGACAGAACTGACTTAAAGAAAGTAATTGTGTTATTTCATTTCCAACGTTCAAACAGATTCTTAGAAGTAATTGGAAACGTCACAGGAAATGTAGTGGAAGTGCCGTTTGATACTAGCTTAATTACTGTTGATGAAACAGTAACTGGATATGTTTACATCGAAAAAGTAGTACAATCTGCTGATGTTTGCAAATTCTCATTTGGTGTTCGTGTATCTGAAATAGATAAACATAAAGAATTACCAGTAATTGAGAAAGATAGTAAACGAATTGTAGCAATCACTGAGATTGTCACTAAAGCAGAATTACAAGAAGCGTTAAATAATATTCATGTTGAAGGTGCTAGTTACGACGATTCAGAAATTTTGCGACGTTTACAAGTGCTTGAAACGAAACCAGAAATTGATACAAGCGCTTTTGCTACGAAACAAGAACTAGAAAACAAAGTTGAGCGTGCTGAAATAAGCCATATTTCAGCCGATATTGAAGCTTTAAAGACAAAGACGGATAAAGATACTGTCTATGATGACAGCGCCTTAAAACAACGTATATCAGCGCTAGAATCAAAGCCAAATATTGACACAAGTAACTTTGCAACAAAGGATGAGTTGAGAAATATCTCATTAACTCCTGGGCCAAAAGGGGACAAGGGTGAAACTGGTGAACGCGGACCAATAGGACCACAAGGAGATACTGGACCAAGAGGAGCGGACGGACTTCAAGGACCAATCGGACCTCAAGGGTTACAAGGTGAACGTGGACAAGACGGACAAAAAGGTGAACGTGGGGAACAAGGACCAATCGGACAAACTGGCCCTACTGGACCTCAAGGACCTATCGGTTTAACTGGTCCAAAAGGTGAAAATGGTCGTGATGGCGTTGGTATTCCTCAAAAGTTGACTTTATCAGGAAACACGCTCATTCTTTCTGACGGGGGCGGAAGTGTTAATTTACCAGCTTCCAGTCAAAATGCACCTACTCCAACAACTTCCTCTAGCGAGTTAATTGGCGAAGGTATGCCAAACGGTAAAGTCGATGGTACTATCGGACAGACATACGTTGACACCAAGAAAACTAACGGAGCATTGAAATGGATTAAACGTACAGCGTCAGGTAATCAAGGTTGGTTTGTGTTAGACGGCGATACAGGTTGGAAGAAACTAAATGTGCTGTCTAAATTAGGTAATTCTTATATGCAAGTCCGAAGAGTTAATGATACCGTATCTTATCAATTCGGCGGACTACAATGGGGCTGGTTCGGTATTGTTAGACGTGGTAATCCGGCGTTTATTGCACACCCAGGAAACCGTGAAAAGAAATGTTTCCTTATAGCAAACGGCGGTATACCTTTAGGGTATAGAACGTCTGGTTCGCTAATCGGTCAGATTTTCAACGATGACGGCGTTCCATACGGGACGTGGTATGTAGGCGGTTATGGTGATGCAAATCACATGCGTTTCCAATTCAACG